TTTAACTTCATTTAAATATCTTCTTGATATTCTACCTGTCTTTGTTTTATTTTTATTCTTCGGATCTGGTGGTCTACATTGAGCACTTGGTTTAATCTCAATCATAATCGTTTGAGGATTACCAAGATTATCTTTCTTGTGTACTATCACATCCGGAAAATATCTGTGCACTTTACCATCTATCGGAGACCTGTAAGGAACAATCACTTCTTCGGATTGCCACCATATAACATCACGATGCATATCCATCCATTTAAACACTTTAAATTCCCATAAAGACCTATAAATAATCTTAGTAGGATCACCTTTATACTTATCGGGATTTTTTGGTCTAAATTTACCCTTATATGCCATTATATACTTTCCGTCTACTGTTATAAATAATCTATTATCCGTACTACATATTTATTAGAATTAAACGGAATGATCCGAGGAAATCATCGATGGCAAGACCTAAAAACGTAAAGTCAAACGCATACAAAACTGGAACTGATAGGTTACAATGGCCTTCAGCTTCATTTCCTCATGGAATTCAAATGATTTTCAAGAAATATGACTATAAGGAATTTGTGTCAGGTTCAAAAGTTGGTAATTTATCTTCTGCAGCAGCGGCTGCAGGCGGAGCAGCAGGTTCAACTCAATGGAGAACGGCAGAACAAAGAAGAGCAGTGGAATCTGAAGCCTTTGTATTAGAATTACCTATTCCAAAATCTCTCACTGATAGTACAGGAGTTCAAATCAGTTCATTTGAAAGAAGCTTTATCGAAGAATTTTTAGTATCGTCAGGTCTTGCAGCAGCAGGCGATCCAATTGGTACTGCCAAGAAACTTGGTAATGCAATTGCTGGTGGAACAACCGCATTACTTACAGGTAAAGGCGGTGATGTAATTGACGGTGATATAGGAAAAACCTTTGCTCGTCTTATCGGTACATTAGGAACAAGTGTACTTGGTGGTTTAGGTATCGGAGAAAAATCAATCGGTGCTGCAATGGGTTCAGTTACAAATCCTTTAACAACATTACACTTTAGTGGAGTTGACCTTCGTTCATTTACTTTTGATTGGCAATTATATCCAGCAAATCCTCAAGAAGCAGATAGTATACGTGATATTGTTAAAAAAGTAAAAGCAAAAATATTACCTAAAGTTCAAGGATTAGTTCCAAGTGACCAAACTGAAGCTGGGAGGACTGCCGCTGGATTCACCGCATCTTCAATAGGAAAAGCTTATTTAGAATATCCTTCAGTTGTTTATATTAATCTTTTAGGTGTTAATGAAGATCACTATCCTAAATTTAAACCATGTTTGTGTAGTAATATTACAATTAATTATGCAGAAGGAAATGTCTTGACAGTTGCCGAAGGTGGTGTACCGATGGGCATTTCAATTCAAATGGCTTTCCAAGAACTTGAAATACAAACTGCAGAAGATTACGATGCAGATCCGAACGCAGGAGTCTCGTTTGACTTGGTTGCTGAAGTATCAAACGCCACACCTACAGATACAGGAACAGAATAATGAGTAAGAAATATTTTGAAGATTTTCCAATTATTAATTATCAAGGCCGAAAGGTTAGAGATATATCAAGAAGAGCTTCTTTTGTAAGAGCAGTATCTACTAACCCCTATGTATATTATTCTTATACAGTTCAAGAAGGTGAAAGAGCTGAAGATATTGCTTTGGAATATTACGGTTCAGTGGATTATGTTTGGTTAGTTTATATGGCTAACAATATTGTTGACCCGTATTACGAATGGCCGATGGATGCACAAACGTTTAATGATTATTTAGTTTATAAGTACACAGACCAGTCAGGTGAAGTTGGAGAGGATGTTGTCACTTGGACGAGAAGAGAAGACATTGATGAAAACATATTATATTATATCAAAAAAGTATAGGAATAGCAAATGGCAGTAAATGATATTATTTTAGCACCGGAATCATTCCGAACGATTTATCTTCGTAGAGAAGACCGCGTCATTCTGCGTACCGAACGTGGTGAAAAGATAATCATCAAAAGAATTATTCCTGACGATTGGGTAGCTTATCGTATTTATGAATACGAAGAAACCATTAATAACAATAAGAAAGAAATCTTTTTGTTTGATAACGCATACTTAAATCAACTTAATCGAGAATTTACTAAAAGTATAACTGGTACATAATGGAAACTTTTAACCCTGGATATTGCACAATAGAATCTGCTATCCTTACGAATCATCGTGGGGATGAAGAGAATATTACTGGAATGATTGGAGGTCTTTCTTTACTTCAGTCAATGGCGTCTGTTGCTTTATCAGGTGAAATTGAATTATTAGACGGTGTAGGACTTATTAATAGTCTTCCTATTCGTGGTGAAGAAGGATTAAAGATACAACTTAAATGTCACGATTTACAAACCGAAGTTAATTTAGATTTACAAGTGATTGAAATTGCTGATGTAGTTCAGCAGCCAGGCTCGGGTGATATGTATGCTTATGTTTTAAAGTTTATCACAAAGTCTTCTTTTAATGCAGCAAAACAAAATGTCATTACTGCGTTTAGAGATAAGAAGGCTTCTTTTGCTGTTAATAATATTTTTAAGAAATATTTTAAACCAAATTTTGAAGCATCAAGAAAATTTAATGTTGAAGAGTCAGAAGGTAATATGAGAGTTATTATTCCTGACTATACTCCACAAGAAGCAATGAAATTCTTAGCAGCAAAGGCATTCTCTAAAAGTTCAAAGTCAGCAACATATAGATTCTTTGAAACGACAAGAGGTTATAATTGGGTTACTGATGAATGGTTATTATCTGAAGCACAAAAAGGTGAAATTAAAAAATTAAAGTACACTGCGGTTGTTGACAGAAATCCTTTAGATGGTCCTGTCATTATGGAAACATTAGAAACTTTTAATCAAGCATCTCACGTTTCAACAATGAACGATATGCATAAAGGTGCTTATAAGAATGTTGTTATGGAGATAGATTTAACAACACACAAGAAAAGAGAATTTCATTATGATTACCTAAAGAAGAAAGGTTCTTATAAAGGAATGCAAGGACAAATTGGTGGAATCTCTGGTGGTAAACATACTGTTGAATTTATTAACGATACATTTACAAAAGAAAATGCACCTCAAAGTATTGTGTATAGAGATTGGACTCCTTCTGGGAAAGAAGTAGCAGACGGTCAAGTAAATCGTGAAGAACAACATATGACTGAGATTATTCAAAATAGAAAAGCATATAATTATCATATGACAAATAATATGTGTACTGCTGGAATGAGAGGAAGAATAGATTTAATTCCAGGTGAAGTAATTAATTTATCAATTGTAGAACCTAATGCTCTTATGGAAGGAGAGCAAAATAAAAGATTAAGTGGTTATTATTTAATTTATGCTACTGCGCATAATATGACAGGCGATAGTTTAGAAACATCTCTACAGCTTGTTAAATTTGATTGGGAAACTGACGTATGATTAATCAGTCGGGTATAGGACAGCCTCAATTCTTTATAGGAATTGTAGAGAATAATGTAGACGAATCTCGAGAAGGGAAGATTCAAGTACGTGCGTTTGGAATACACGGAACACATTCTGATATTAAAACTAAAGATTTACCTTGGGCACTATGTGCTTCAGGTTCTTACGATCCTAATAATCCACCACCTCCTCTTAATTCTTTTGTATATGGTATGTTCCTTGATGGAAGAATGGCACAACATCCATTAATACTAGGACTTATCCCAGGTACTTATAATACTGAATTAAATCCTAATGAAGATGGGTATGGTGTTGTTGCTGCTAAAGATGGTGAATTGTTAGGTGGCACTTATGCTCCTAGAAATTTCAATGCAGGTGGCGGTCCTGATAAATTAGCAACAGGTGAAAAGTTATTAGAAACATACTTATTAGCAATGGCAGCTAATCGTGTTCATGACCAAAAGATTGCTAACAGCGATGAAACTTGGGCTGAACCTACTCCTGCTTATAATGCAAAGTATCCTTATAACAAAGTAATTAAAACAGCAAGACATTCAATTGAAATTGATGATTCTCCCGG